CCTGGCGACAGGTGTCTATGACGGGCCACCCCCTTACGGGGGCCCCGCCACAGTCTTTGTTCTTAATAGGGCTAGAGGCTCCAACAGGAGCTTAAGCCCTTAGCTACTATGTAGCCACCTTTCTCTTTACGAGGGAACTGCAGTAACGGGCGTCGGGGAAAGAAGACTCTCTCCGCGCCGTCGCGAATAGTATCCGTTCTGGATATCTCTTCGAATCGCGCTAACAATGGTGTGGCATTTCTGCCTAACCAGAGGGCGTACTGTAGTAATTCGCTTCTCTTTTTCTTGTCGGAGTATTGAAACCGACAGTACTGAAAAGAAAGCAGACCAAAGCTGTTAGTACCTATCGTCGATATTTTAAAACGATAGATATTTCGCAGCCTACGCCAATCTGAAGTTTTCAGACCAGCGTCGTCAGGGAAATAAGGAGGGACGAGCTTAACCAATAGCCCGTTCTCCCTAAACAACCCAAAGAGGTACTCAAGAAGAGCCTTATCATACACATAAGTTAACGTGCCGAAGTACGACATGTACTTCTTTAACACGTTATTAAGTATGATGTACAACCAAGGCTCGAGAGCACTCATCCGGGTTGAGGTGGGGGCCTGTATGTATACAGGCCTCACGTCGGAGCCATGGAGGTAGTCACCTCCACAGCTCTCTCTGAACCCAAGCTTCGGGTCAATGAAGGATTTCTCCTTATTGATTTTGAAGCCTACGCTTTCGCAAGTGCCGATAAAGGCACGAGCATCCACGCTCGGAAGTATACAATCGTCACCGAAAACGGATACCTGTCTTCTCTCAGCTGGTAAGCTGAGGAGGGAATAGGGATTACTCCGGGTCCGGCTCATGACGGTTGCAACACCCAGGGTCCAGAACACTAGAGTTTCCAGCGGAAATGTTCCCGCATTACCCATAGTACTAACCATATTAAGTTCGTGATCTGCTTCGCCGATTTTCATCGACTTGCAGCGAACAAGGTCTATGTACTCGAACCACTGTTCTGGCAAAAGCCAACGCAGTAACTCTAGAGCAACACAGTCACTAGCACTTGAGAAATCGATCGTGGCCAGTTGGCCCGTTATCGATCCCCGCCATGCCAGTTCTTTATGCTGCTCGGGTAATCTAGTGACATCCAGTCCGACCTTCTCCATACGACGATACATCATGATCATTAAACCCTGCTGAAAGAACATATTCAGTGTGGGTTCGATCGCGATCATTCGAAGTTTTGAATTAGTCTTGGGGACGGTAGTAGCGCGTGAGCCTTCCACAAAGTCATACTCTTCGCCTTCCTGGCGATTGGCGTTCTCTTTCAAGATCGCTTCCTGCAATAATTCATTACAGGTTAAGTATTGACTCCATATCCGGTGCGCACCAGCTGTCGTACTAATCGGCATCTTAAACTTTGCCTCCTGTGATGTATCCGCAAAGGATACACCCTGAGAGACTCCGCCAGAATTCTGGGCGGTAGAACAAAGTTCCTCGAAACTGAATGCCCCTAGGGTCCAGTGCATTAAGCACTTCGCCCGTTTGAGTATTAACTCATGGGGACTGAGCAGATGAGCAGGCAAATCTCTCGGTGTCTTAAAGAACCGATTGACCCGCCCTATACGCTCGTTTGTCGAAAGAAAGGACTGGTAAGTCTCTTCTTCGATTCCACTCATGTCAGCAGTCGTTGACACGTACTTTTTGAGTACGGCCTCGGACTGAGCCTTTCGATAGTAAGCATGGTACGCGTTACCTCCACCATACATCTGTTTGATGGAGGACAAATCACGCATTAAGGTCTGACTAGTCTCTGTCGAGATTTCATCAGGGTTAAAAGAGCGATATTTCTTCTTGCTCTTTGCGGTCTTCTTCTTGCTCATTTTGGATTCTTCCTTCATTGAGTATAGAGTTGCTACCACGAGAACACCCGCGTGTTGCGGCGTGTTCTGGAGTAACATCTGGCCATTCAACGGAACATTGTTGAACGCCTTCGATGTTACGCTCAACAGCAATGTCTGTCAAAGCTTCATGGGCACAACCGCAAGCGGTCGTTCCCAGAATTGCTAAGCAGACATATCCTTTTTTACAGGACATTATGCTGTTGACCCACTGAACCACAGACCATCAATGGCTGCGGTTATCAACGAAAGAACGAGGGCATCCAGGAGTTCCTGGACTTCTGCCGTCGTAGACTCCGGATCATAGCTGATTTCAGCTCTGGCGGAGTTCGTTGTGTAGTTGCCATTGGCCAAGAGTTTCGGCCTTTGGACATTCAGTGCGCTCCTTTGCTGAGTATAGCCATTCGGCTTACTAGCGTTCGGAGATGGTAGTTTGGATGTCGCAAGAAAGTTCATGCGAAGGATCAAACTAGATCCGTCATCCAAAAACAGCCGGTTCTCTCCTGGGTTAGAACCCAGACTAACGAGAGTCGTTGCTGTACCCCCAGTGGGGGCGACCGTTGCACCCATAGGGATGCTGGCATTAGAGATAGACATATTGTCTTCCTTTATTGTTGAGGTTTCCTGGAGGTCACATTACAATGTTATCCCAGGGCTCGTAAAGTCGCTTCAGTGAAACACGCTGGATTACCAACGCGGCCAAATCAGCTACCTTTGTTGATGAACTCACGAGATTAGGCAGATCCAAGACTGGAGCTACGTCACCAAGTGAGGGTTCCCATGTTTTCCGATTATAGGTGAAATATGTTTTTCCATCTACATCGGGAACAATGGTGTTACTGGTCACGCCAGGCAAGTAGTCATATTCAATAAAACTACGAGTCTGCGAACGCTCATACTTCTGAGTCGTCCAACCTGCGTGAAACTTTATCGTGGGGTCAAGGAAGGCGACTAGACCTCTCAAAGCTTGAGAGATGTTGTACATCCTATCTACCATAAAACTAAGAGGCATCACTGCCCACAGAGTCTCAGGTATATCCTTAAACCTCAGACCGTACGTGTCTCGCCAACCCGTTTCCATTGGGTTGGTCAGTTCGTATAGAATCCCAGACTTGAAGGTTTCCTTAGTAGTACAGGTTGCTTCAAATCTGTAAGCATTGCGATTTAGGAACTGCTCTTCAGAAGAGCCTTCCCACTCCGCTTTGCCTCTTGCCGTCCGCCTTTTTGGGGCTTTAGGAGGATTCTCAATATACGACAACATTAAGTCGTGTATACTGCGAACTGCTGGTTGAAAACCAAAACGGTATTCGGCCCACGTATCAGCTAAAACTCTAGCCAATGTGTAAGCTTTCTTCCGCTTGGACCATTGCGCGTAATCTACGTATTCTTTACTTAGATCACGAAGTGAGCTAAATGGGTTCTTAAAGAACCTTAACATTTCGCGCCACTCTGCAATGTCTTCCGCAAACGCGTAAGGCGCTCTATCTACATTGCCCAAAGCTTGATGCTTTGACCAATCCTCTTGGATGTCAGGTGGGCTGTCGCCCGTATGCCAGAATGAATTTGGCAGACCTAACAAATAGGCGAGAAAAGCAGTCATGCTTCCTTCGCCCTTAGCCAAGTAGTTCGTACCTGATTGTGTGACATTGAAAATGCCGCCACCGGTACTATAGGTAGAGTTTTTAACGTAATTACAGGCATTGTTAATGATTTCACCCTGAGCTACACGCTTGTGAAACTGTGGCACGACAACGTCGGTCATGGTCTCACTACTCGAAAGCATATTGGTATCATATGAATGGGTTTGAACTCCATTCTGATACCGCTTCTGATTAGCAGTGTAGCCCGGATCACTCCGGGTTCTAACTCGGGATTCTGTCATTATTTTGCTCCTGTTTAATTACCGATAAAGTAAGCCCTAGCATCTAGTTACCTAGATTCTAGAGGAGAGTCAGCAGGATTGCTGATCTCCACTAAGCCATTCCCATGTCCTCATTTCTGAGGAACCTGTCAGTAACGACGACTTGCGTCTCTCTCGAGATGGCAACCCACCCATCGACTCTCCTAGCATTATTTATCTAGGTTATGAATCTACAAGGGTGAGCCAGGTTTCAGCACCTGGATCGACGTTACCTACTATACAGTTGTATAGTTGACAGGGGAGTGGC